GAACACTCTAGCGATTGGTCTGTACTGCAAGTGGTGCGCGGATAAAATAAACGTGTTGCTTAAGAGCTTGCGCGCGTTGCCGGAGCCTGATAAACTAAAGAAACAAAGGTTTACAGGCTCATAGTTTCAGGCCCATAGGTGACACGCTCAGAGCTGAATGAAGTCAAACGCTGACCTAAATATTGATGCCGTGATGCGCGAGAACGCTAGGCGGCGCGCTGTTTCTTTAGAGCGCCAGAACCAGGAACGCGCGTTTGCCGCGGCATACATCCGTACTAATAACCTCACACAAGCCGCCCACGAAGTCGGAATCTCACCGAAAAAAGCCCGCGAGTTAATCCATGAACCCGAAGTCCGCGACCTCGTAGAAGAAGGCCTGAGCAAAGCTGCTATCGCCGCCGGTGTGTCCTCGCAGTGGGTGCTTGAAAAACTCAAAGAGATCGTAGACAGATGTATGGTGGCTGTGCCGGTGACGGATAAAGAAGGCAACGAAACCGGGGAATGGAAATTTGACTCATCCCAAGCCAATCGCGCCTTGGAGCTCATTGGGAAGCACTTGCAGCTATTCAGGGACAAGGACGAATCAGCGGCGGCCCAGCTTGGAAACGCTGTAATCCGTGTACTGGCACAAGAGGCACAGGCCGGTAGGCATCAGGCCAAGCCCATAGACACCAGCGCAGAGCCAGCAGAAAAGGGTCCCATTGCGGGCGCTGAAGAAGTTCAGGCTCCGGGGTCGGTCGACCGGGCTGGTGAGAGTGAGATAATAGTACCTCCATCCCCTCCCCCAGACATGCCCACGCCATGACCCCCCCCTCGTCGATTTTTTTTGCACGTGGCGATTTTGGAGTTTTTCTGTGAATCCCGCGGCGCAACGCCTGAGGGCCTGGACGGACGATCCCGTAAAGATGGTCATGGAGGAGTTCAAGGTTGAGCGCCTGGACCCCTGGCAGATCGATTTTCTGCGCGCGTTTCCGCACAGGCAGAGGCTAGCGGCGATAGCGTGTAAGGGACCGGGAAAGACAGCGGTGACGGCGTGGTGTTGCTGGAACTTTTTGGGCACGCGGCCCGATGCGAAGATCCTCGCGACGGGGATAACCGAGGACAATCTAAACGACAACTTGTGGCCGGAGATGGCGAAGTGGCAAGCCCGGAGCGAGTATTTCCAGCGGGCCTTTGAGTGGAAGAAAACGAGGATCACGTGCAGGGCCGCGCCGGAGAACTGGTTTATGTCGCTCAGGACCTGGGCGCGCACCGCGGATAAGCAGAGACAGGCCGATGCCCTGGCCGGGGGTCACGCGGATTACATCATGTACGTCTTGGAAGAGGCCGGCGGGATACCGGATTCCGTGGCGGCGACTGCCGAGGCGGGGCTGGCGACGGGCATAGAGTCGAAACTGCTGTGCGTGGGAAACCCCACGATGCTCGAGGGTCCGCTGTGGAGGGCATCGCGGGCCGATCCGAAGCTCTGGTATGTCGTGCACATCACCGGAGATCCCAGGGATCCGAAGCGCTCGACACGGGTCTCGGCGCAGTGGTGTCAGGAACAAATCGACGAATACGGCGCCGAGAATCCCTGGGTCCTGGTGAACGTGTTCGGCCGGTTCCCGCCGAGCTCCCTGAACGTCTTGCTGGGGCACGATGAAGTCGAAGCCGCGATGCAGAGGATCGTAAAACCTGAATCGTACCTGCGCGCGCAGAAACGATTGGGCGGGGACATGGCTCGTTTTGGGGATGACCGTATCGTGTTGTTCCCGCGGCAAGGGTTGCGGGCGTTTGAACCGATCATCCTGAGAAACGCGAATGGCCCGGAAGTCGCGGCACGAATCGGGCTTGCCAAGCAGAACTGGAACTGGGAAGTCTGTCTCCTCGATGACACCGGGGGCTGGGCGGCGTCGGTGCACGACTCGATGATCCAGGCCGGCATGACGCCGATCCCCGTGAACTTCGCGGGCAAAGCCGATGACCCCCGGTACCTGAATAAACGCGCGGAGATGCACTTCCGGATGGCGCAGTGGGTGAAACGCGGGGGCTGCTTGCCGCGCTCCACGACACTGAAAAAAGAACTCACGGCGCCGACCTACACATACGTGAACGGCAAGTTCCAGATCGAAGAAAAGAAACAGATCAAGGCTCGCCTGGGATTTTCGCCGGATGAAGCCGATGGCCTGTGCCTGACGTTTGCCCTGCCGGAACTCCGCGGCGCCGCCCAGGAATATCTCAGCGAAGAAAACCGCCGAGACCTCGCGGGCGGCAAGGCGCTCAGTGATTACGACCCGTTGCAAGAAATTGAAAAAAGCAGTATATATACGGGTGTGCGGGAACGCGATTTGGATGAGGACCGCGACTTGCCGGTTCTTGAGGTGATCTGATGCCTGTGCCTAACTTGGAGGCGATATCGGTGTGGTGCGTGTTGATCCACAGACCGCGCGAGAATCAGACGCGGGTGTATTCGAATTTCGACTTGTTTGATGTGTTCTGCTCGTATTGGAGTCTGAACTGATGCGATTCGCGCTCGAGCCCTACTCCGAAGAACTGGTCAGAGAAATGCGGCCGCTCTGGGAAGAACACCACGATGAAATCCCTCAACTCGACATGCCGCTGGACCCAGACCTTGAAACCTACGACCTCATGCAGAAAAGCGGAACCCTGAGGATCTTCACGGCTAGGCTTGGTGGTGCGGCCGACGCATGGGACAGTATGCTCGTCGGGTATCAGATATTTTTCGTCATGAATCACCCGCACCGCCGGTATTCCCTAGAAGCCACGCAGGACATCCTGTACCTGGAACCAGAAGTCCGGAAAGGAATCGTGGGCGTCAAGTTTATCCGCTGGTGCGATGAACAGCTAAAGGCCGAAGGAGTGAAGACTATTTTTCACCAGATCTCGGCGAAGAATGATTTCGGAAAGATTTTTACCCGCATGGGATACGAGCTCATGGATTTGACCTATGCCAGACGAGTCGCCTAGGAGGACACAATGCCAGCCGCCCCAGCCATCGCGCTTGCCATAACCGCCGGAGCCAGTGTCGCTAGTCTTGTCCAGCAGAACCAGAATATGCAGCACGCCAAAGGCGCGGCACAGGCCCAGGAAAAGCAGATGCAGGACCAGATCAAAAAAGTAAACGCCACGGAAGAAGAAAATAAAAAGAAACAATCCCAGACCGCGCAAGCCGGCGCTGCTCAGAAAATGGCGGCGCTCCTGGCAAGTATGACCCAGGCGGGCGGCGCGGGAGGCACCAATACCGGGGCCTCCACGATAGCTCCGGCGCCAACGGCGCAGAAAACGCTGATCGGTAGCTGATGCCGGCTAAATTCGAGCGAGTCGTCGGAAACTCCGAAGGCCAGCGCATCAAAGATCAGTACAATCCCGATCAGGGCGTCTTGTCGCGTACGCAGTTTGAACGGCTCCGCGGGCAACTCCTGGTTGAACGATCAACGTTTATCACACACTGGGAACAGCTTTCCCGATTTATCTTGCCGCGCCGATCGCGGTTTTTCACGACCGATCGTGACCGCGGAAACCGCAGGAACCAATCCATCATCGACTCCACGGCGGGACTGGCTTTTCGGACCCTGAGATCCGGAATGATGGCCGGTTTCACAAGCCCGTCCCGGCCTTGGTTTCGACTCGCGACTTACGACCCCGACTTGGACAAGTGGGAACCCGTCAAGGAATGGCTATATATCTGCACCGACATCATGACGAACATGTTTATGCGCTCCAATCTCTATACGACGCTGCCGACGTTTTACGGAGACATGGGCGTGTTCGCCAGCGGAACATTTTTAATCGAAGAAGATTTCGATTCCGTGATGCGGTGCTACGGCCCGTTCCCAGTGGGATCGTATTACCTCATGGCCGACGATAAGTGGAAGATCAACGGGTTCATGCGCGACTTCCAGTTAACGGTTAGACAGGTCGTAGAACAATTCGCCATGGATCCCGGTTCGGGAACAATCCACTGGGATCGCGTCTCGGGATTCGTGAAAAGTATGTGGATGGGCGGGACCACGGAAGCCTGGATGGAACTCAGCCATTGCATTATCCCCAATCCCGACTGGGATCCCCAGTCGCCGCTCTCGTACAAGAAAAAATATCTCTCCGTGTATTGGGAACGCGGTTCGCAGACCGGACAGTATTCCACGGAACTCATTGATACTCACCGGCTCTTGTCCCAGAAGGGATACGACAAATTCAGGATTATCTGCGGGCGCTGGGAAGTCACCGGCGAGGATATCTACGGAACCTATTGCCCGGGCATGGAAGCTCTCGGTGATATTATGGGGCTACAAACCATGGAGAGGCGGGGAATGCAAGCCCTTGAAAAATCAATCAATCCCCCGATGGTCGCGCCGTCGAGTCTCCGGAATCAAAAAGCAACGGTGCTCCCGGGAGACATCACGTATCAGGATCTCCGAGAAGGACAAGTCGGATTTCAGCCCGCGTATCAAATCAATCCCAATTTCCAGCAGTTAGAAAACAAGCAAGCGCAGATCCGGCAGCGCATAAAAGAGGCTGCGTATTACGATTTGTTCCGCGCGATTTCAGATATCGAAAAATCGAATGTCACGGCGGAAGAGATCCGCGCGCTTAAGGAAGAAAAACTTCAAGACCTTGGACCCATGGCCGATCGCCTGAACGTCGAAGTCTTGGATCCCATCGTTGAGCACGGTTTCGATTTGCTGCAAAAGCAAGGCCTTATCCCGCCCCCTCCGCGGGAACTGCGCGGACGACCAATCCGCGCAGAATATATGTCGATTATGGCGGCTGCAACCAAGGCACAATCTGTTGCCGGCATCGAACGGTTCTGGGAAGATGCGATGAAAATAAGAGAGGTCGAGCCCAATGACCCCGGCGTTCTGGACAAGATCAATATCGATCAGATCATCGAGCACCTTGGAACGGATCTTTCGATACCGCCGGGATGTGTGCGCGATGATGAGGACGTAGAAAAGATTCGCCAGGGCCGGCAACAACAGCAGGAAGCCGCACAGCGCGCGCAACAGGTGGCCGCGGCCGCCGCCACAGCGAAAGATCTGTCTGGCGCCAAGACAGGAGAACAAAACGCTCTCACGGATTTGATGGATCAGGGCAATGCGGGAAGCCTTCTCCCTTGAAAAAAAATGAAAAGGAATGTACCCTAAACCATGCCTTACGCATCTCAGGCGCAACGAAGGTATTTTAATTACAAGGCAAAACGCTCTAAGAAATTCGCGAAAATGGCGAAGGAATTTAATAAAGCATCTAAGGGTAAGAAATTACCGGAGCGCAAATGAGTTTTGATGAAGTCAAGTGCCAGGAAATTTCCCAGTCGATTCCAGCCATTTTCGATCATGCCGATGCGTCTCTGGCGGAAATATGTGCCGCCTCCAGCGTTGCTCTCCGTGTGGCTCTAGATTCGGAATCCGATAAAATGCTCCGGGCTTACCTTCTTATGAACCTGATAAAACACTTAACGATCGATCACGAAAAAAACTTTGGTGGAAAGCCCGGTCTTGAGCTAATCGTTCCCAATGGCGATTGATCCATCTAGAGAAGGCATGACAGAAAAAGATACGCCGACTGTTACGGTTAAGTGTGGATGTTGCAAGGATCCGTTTGGTGTTGCGCTTGGCGGGTCTGCGTATTGCTCATTGTGTTTGCGCGGCCGTGAGCCGCATATCCTAGCGAGGCAACTTTTAAATGGTGGATGACGGATTTCGAGAGGGACCGCTTGCCGACAAAGAAAGAGTCCGCAAAAAAGGATTACAGGAACGGCTCGATAGACGAACCGAACTCAACGACATGGCTTACATTCTCAGTACGCGCTCCGGCCGGCGATTTATTTGGCGATTGCTTTCTGAGACTGGAATTTTCAAGTCCTCCTTCACCGGAAACAACACGACGTTTTTTAATGAAGGTCGAAGGGATATCGGTTTAAGATTTTTGGTTGATACGCAGGAATTTCCAGATCTTTATTTGCTCATGGTCAAGGAATCAAAACAGGCCGATGAAAAAGCCGATAAAGAAACTGGTCCGCGCATGATGGAGACACCGAGTGCGCGCGTATCAGTGGTTGGTGCTGAAGAATAGTTCTTTAGAACTTTAACTGACGTAAGCGAAACGAATCCCGTGCAGGGGCTCGGAGGCTGCACCCTCCGTTAAATTTTTGCATGGGATTCGTTTTTTTTATGTCAAACCAAGGAGAATCACTATGACACAGGCTGCTTCGGGCTCGACGGCCACAGCAGAACCACCAGTTACACCTCCGGTTACGCCGCCAGCGGCAACGCCGCCCGCGACACCTCCGGCTGCACCACCTGAGACGCCGCCAGCAGCACCGGCTACGCCTCCTGCTACTCCGCCAGCAACACCACCGGTCACACCGCCCGCCACGCCACCAGCGACCCCACCAGCGGGAGCTACAGGGACGTTTGAGCTTACGGCGCCGGAAGGAAATCTGCTGACGAAGGAGTACGTTGCCCAATTCCAGAAAGACGCTATTGCAGCGGGACTTTCCAAGGAAGAAGCGCAAGAACTCCTTGATACGCAAGTGAAGGCTGTGAAAGACTTTGAGGACCGGAACAAAGCGTCTGTAGAGCAAGCCAAACAGGATTGGGCCAATCAAGCAAGAGCCGCCACTGATATTGGTGGCGATAATTTCAACAAAACCGCAGAACTATCGCGCCGCGTTGTCGAGAAATTCGATACGAATGGCGAGATGGCGAAGTTAATGACAGAAACGGGTTTTGGAAATTATCACGCGGTCTTGCGTTTTTTGTCCAAGATTGGATCGGCTTTCTCTGAAGATCAATTAAAGGCCGGCAACCCCTCCTCCGGAGGGACAAAAAAATCTAAGGAAGAAATTCTCTTTGGCGGGACAACCCCGGCCTAGAGCTTCCTAACAAGGAGAAAAAAATATGGTTGCAGCTCAAAGCAATACCGTATTGACGCTACTGGACATTGCTAAACGCACTGATCCGGATGGCGCCGTACCCGTTATTGCGGAACTTCTCTCTCAGCGCAACGAGATCCTCGCTGACATGGCTTGGAAAGAAGGGAATCTGCCGACGGGTCATCGCAACACGGTTCGTACTGGTTTGCCGCAAGCTTTCTGGAAACTTCCGAACGTGGGAACGAATAGCTCCAAATCCACGACCAGCCAGATCGACGAAGCGACTGGCATTCTCGAAGCATGGTCCGTCATTGACTATGACATCGCGGAATTGAACGGAAATGTCCAGAAGTACCGTTTGACGGAAGCCGAAGCGTTCATTGAGTCCATGGAGCAGCAATTCGCCGGGGCTTTGTTCTATGGCGATAGCACCGTTAATCCAGAGAGGATCACTGGTTTTGCACCGCGCTTCGGAGCGATCTCCGGCGCTGTCAATGCCCAGAACATCCTCAATGCGGGCGGCGGCGGCTCGACCAACACCAGCGTTTGGCTGGTATGCTGGGGCGATAATACCGTCTATGGAATCTATCCTCGCGGGACGCGCGCCGGCCTTTTCCACAAGGACTTTGGGGAAAGAATCATTCAGACCTCAGTGACATTGGGATCTGGCTACCTCCATGCCTATGTCGACAAATGGCAATGGAAGTGTGGTCTTGCCTTGAAGGACTGGCGATTCGTGGTGCGCTGCGCCAACATCAGCGTTCCGGATCTTGTCAGTGGTGGTGGGACGCAGGGCGCGCAACAGCTCATCAAACTGATGAGCAGGATGCTCGATCGTGCGCCGTCGTTCATGGGAGTGAAGCCGGTTTTCTACATGAACCGGACGGCTTATTCCATGCTCAGAATTCAGGGCTTGGATAAATCCCAAAATGCCATCAGTGTGACAGAGGCGCTTGACCAGTTTGGGAATGTCACAAGGGGTATGTTGCAGTATCAGGGCGTCCCTATCCGGCGATGCGATCAGATTCTGAACACCGAATCGGCGATCAGCTAAAGGAGAAAAAACTATGTATCGTGACGCATTATTGTGTTTTAGTGGTGTGCCGACCGCGGCTTCTCCAAAGCCGACGACGATCATCCCGGCCAGCGCGACGACAGTTATCATGCCTCAATCGATCGACTTGTCGCCGCTCGGACTTCCAACTGGTTCTGGTGGTGGTTCCTCGGCTCTGCCAAATGCCGGACGTGACCTTGGCATCGGTGGAGAAATGTGGATCCAGGTCTTATTGGCTACGGTCGCAGTTTCGGCCGGCGGCGGGACTTGGAAAGTAGACTTAATCACCGACACCGATCAGGCCCTGGCAACTGCCATGGTTGTTCTGATGTCGTCGCCTGTTCTGAGCAATGCTACGATGGTTGCAGCGTTGGCTTCAGGACCGACATCGGTTCTGTGGAGAACCCAGCTACCGGCGGGGAATTCCAGCCCTGGCGGGGCCGGCGGAACGGCATACAAAGCGTTCATCGGCTTGCAACAAGTGGTTGGAACGGCGGGCTTTACGGCGGGAACAGTGTTCGCCGAAATGCTGACGAACATCCAAGCTGCGGACCTCTTCGGTTCCGGCTACGCCATTGCCTAAAAATTAGCCTTCCCGGGCTTCTGCGCTGGTTTTGGGGGTTCCAGACAAAAACCCCCAGGCGGTCGACGCCGCCCAATTAAAGGAGGATCCAATGCGTGTTCGAGCAACAAAAGACGGTACTTACGGCGGTTATTTGAGAGAAGGTCCAATCGAGGCTGTTCCTGGCGTTACAATCGGCCAAATGGGAGAAGTTTTTGATATTGATGACAGGCCGTATCCTGCCATTGATCCAGAGACTCTGAAGCCAATTATGGAACAAGTTTTGGATTCCAGGGGAAATCCCATCATCGACAAGGTAATGGTTCAAGCCGTAGATGAACGAGGGAATCCCATTCATGGAAACGATAAGAAGCCAGTTATGGCGCCGATCGAGCGTCCGCGGCTACGCCCGAAAATGTGGAGCTGGTTCAGTCCGGAATGGATGGAAAAAGTTTCAGATGATACGCCGCTTACCTACGATGATAGGGATAAACCGCGCGGCGTTCATCCTGCCATGAAAGACCGGAGCAAGAAGCCTTTGGCTTCAGTGGCAGCTCCGGTTTCAGCACCATTGGATTTGCAAGAAGAAGTTGGCAAGCCAATCGAGGAACAAGTCAAAATCTAGGAGGCTTTATGAAAGTTCGGGCAACTGCTCAAGGATTTTATCAAGGCCAACACATCGATATCGGCACCATCTTTGATGTCGATCCAAAATATTACGCCGGTCGCGACGATCAGGATCCAAAGAAAGCTGCGTTTGGATGGATGGAAAAACTCGAAGAGACTCCACAGAATCCCGCGCCAGCACCAGAAGTCAGTCAGCCGGCGCCAGATGCTACTCCCGCACCAGAGCAGCCATCCGCTCCCGAGGCTCCGGCTGCACCAGAAGCACCGGCCCCAGAAAGTGAACCAGCGCAATGAAGCACATGATGATGACGGATGAGGAAAACAAGGAATCCGAGCCCGCTCTAGCCGTAAACAAACCAAAGTATCCATACGGTCTTGAGATTCGTCTCGATGATTCTGCTTTGAAAAAGCTTGGGATAAAAGAGCTTCCTCCCGTCGGAACCAAAATGCGCCTTGATGCCAAAGTCCATGTGTCTGGAGCTATGAGCAATGAAGGCGACCATGGCAAATTTCGAAGCGTGAATTTACAGATCACGCATATGGATCTTGGAAAAGGCGGAGAACACGAATCCACCGATAAAGATGAAAAAAGCAAGAGAATTTATGGCGAGAAGGAGAAGTAGCAATGCCGCAAACACTGACGGATATCGCCACTCTTGCGGTTCTTCATTGTGGCGTTTCTAAGCCGATCAATAATGTCATCACCGAGAAAAGCCTTGAGGCCCAGGCTTGCCGTAATGTAGCGGATCTGGCTCGACAGACGACCCTGCGCGCGCACCCATGGCTTTTTGCTAAACGGTTCGCTACACCCGCTTTAGTGGCTGGTCCGAGCCCGATGGCGACGATTGAATGGATCTACGCCTACGCAGCGCCGGCCGACATGCTGCATATGTTTCGTTTTATCAGTACACGCCTAAACAACGACACGCGGCAAACCCGGATACCCTACACCATTGCCAACGATGCTACGAATGGAATTTTGATTTACACGAATTGGCCGGGTTTTAATACCGCGCTGCCGGTGACGATCGAATACGTTTTTGACAACCAAAATATTTCGCAATGGACAATCGATTTTGGAAAGGCCATGTCATACTATATGGCTTATCTCATAGCTCCTGTTCTGACAAGCGGGGATCCCTACCAGATGCAACAAAAGCTTTTGGCTCTTTTCGACAAAGCTGTTATAGACGCGAGAAACAACAATGTAAATGAAGAGCAGCGACCGGAAGAGCCTCAGTCGGAATTTGTTCGTGCGCGCGATGGATTTGGCATGGAAGAAACTCAGGGTCAAACCTGGCAAGCCGATCCCTCAGGATTTGCTATTGACTAAATGCCCGCCCAGAATATCATCGAACGAAGCTTCTCCGGCGGAGAAATTTCGCCCCCTCTCTACGCAAGAACAGACCTCGTAAAATACGCCACTGGCGCTCGGACGCTCCGCAATATGATCTGTATGCGTCATGGTGGCGCTACGCGCCGTCCAGGGTCCATGTACGTTGGGACCACGCTCAATGGCGGAAATTCAGTTCGACTCATTCCTTTTATTTTCGATGAAACCTCCAACGGTCAAAGCTATGTTCTTGAGTTTGGAAATCAGTACGTCACGTTCTGGCAAAACGGCGCCAACATTATTCAGTCAAGTGTTCAAATTTCTGGAATAACTCAGGCCAATCCAGCAGTTGTTACAACCGTTGTGCCCCATGCTTTTGCGAATGGCGATTTTATTTTGATAACCGGCGTTGTTGGGATGCTGGAAATCAACAACAGATATTTTATCGTCAACAACGTTACGCCCACCACATTTGAACTTAAGGATTTATCTGGGAATAACTTCGATTCAACGACGTTTACGGCATATGTCAGTGGCGGCCTAGCGAATAAAATACTTCGAGTTTCCACTCCATATTTACAGGCCGATCTTTCCACTCTCGATTTTGCTCAGAGCGCCGATGTCCTGACAATCACACATCAGAATTATGCGCCGCGCGATCTCGTCAGGAATGGCCCACTTTTTTGGAATCTTAATTTAGTCACTTTTGATGGTACTGGAGGAGAAGGATTTCCAATCGTCACTGCCGGAGGAACACTGACTGCTCCTCCACAACCAGGAACTTTTTATCGCGTCACTGCAATCATGGCAAATGGCGATGAAGGAGTCGTCGACCCCACTCATTCTAGCGGGGGAAATATCGTAGCCTCCACTGCAAATCCCATTGTTCTTACTTGGGGGCCTGTTGCAAATGCTGTTTCCTACCGAGTCTATAAATATGATTTGAGCGCCAATTTTGTGCCCAGCACGGTTGTTTTTGGTTTTATCGGAAACACCACAGATACGACTTTCAGTGATAGCGGAATATCGCCGAATTATGAGGATTCGCCACCTATTTCCGGCGCATTGAAATCCCTGGTTGCATCAGGTCAATATCCCGCGAATGTCGGCTATGTTCAGCAGAGAAGGATTTTTTCAAATGTTCCGAATAATCCAGTTGGCGCATGGGCTTCTGCCACTGGATCAAATACGAATTTTACGGTAAAGACTCCGATCACAGATGAGCAATCATTCGATTTTAATGTTGCCGGTGATGAAGTAAATTCTATCGAGCACATCCTTGAATTAAAATCGATGCTCGTAATGACCGCCGGCGCAGAACTTTTCGTTCAGGGAAATGGTTCTGGAGTTGTTACTCCTACGTCAATAAATGCTTCCGTTCAATCGCAATATGGTTCGAGTAAACTCCGTCCGATAAAAGCTGGAGATGTCGTTCTCTTCAATCAAGCGCTTGGAAGTTTTATTCGCGACCTTTCCTTCGATTTTGTGATCGATGGATACCGCGGGAATGACTTAACCGTTTTTTCGTCGCATCTTTTTGAAGGCCATGAAATTGCCGATTGGTCTTATCAAAAAACTCCTGATTCTATCCTCTGGGCAGTACGCGATGATGGTATTTTGCTTTCTTTGACCTATGTTAGAGAGCAACAAATTGTGGCATGGACGCGGCATGATTTTGATAACGGTTCAGGCGGTAACTTTCTTTCACCTCCTTCGATTGTGGAAAATGTTGTCGCCATTCCAGAGAACGGTGATTATGCCGTCTATCTTTGCATCAAGAGAACGATCAATGGCTCCGATGTTCGTTACATCGAAAGGCTTTCCAGTCGAATTTGGAGCGATGTTATCGATGCGAGATATCTGGATTGTCATGCTTCCTATGACGGGAGAAACGTTAGCAGCATGACAATGAGCCCTACTACGGATTCGTCGCAATTATTTGTTGAAGAAGAAATCAGCGACGGAATAGCTTTTACGGAACCATCTGCGGCGAACACGCAATTACTTGGCATTGTTCCCCCGGGCGTTTACACCGTATCGGCTTTAGCGACCGCCGTTGGAGTAGCGATGACCGCGGCCGGCACTCAGGTCTATACCGGCTCGGTAACGGGCGGCGGTTTAATCGAAATCACTTGCTCCGGTGGCGGTTCATTCACTCTGGATTTCAGTTCTTTATCCGCATATTTTTCAAGGTCTATCGCTTCTCTTATCGGGTATAACCCCACCGTTCACAGCGCCACAGGATTCATCGATGGCGATTTTCAACCAACGAGCCTCTTTGCTACTGGTGCCGCAGCATATCAACAGTCTTTGGTTCTGACATCGAGTGGAGCGTTTTTTGATGCAAGCATGGTCGGCAACCAGATTTTTATCCAAGACGGTCTATGGAACCTGAGTCATGGGCAGTTGGGCAATCAGGTTCGCTTCACTATAACTGGATTTACAAATTCAACTACCGTAACCGTTCTACCAGATAAACCTGTTCCGGCAAGTCTGCAAACCCCGCTTACGTCTTGGGCGCGCGCCGTTTCCACCATCTCTGGTCTTTCCTATCTTCAGGGGTTACAGGTCAGCGTGTGGGCCGATCGTTTCGTTGTGGCGAGTCCCCTGAATCGATCCATGGCTGTGATGACTGTCCCGAGCTCTGGGATTCTTACTCTTGACAAACAATATTCGGTAATTTTTGTTGGGCTTCCCATTGTTTCTGATCTTGAAACGCTGGCTATCGATACGGCTTTTGGTGAATCCATCGCTGATCAACCAAAGGCTATTTCGCGCGTTGTGGTATCACTCTATAACTCTCGGGGATTCTTTGGTGGGACAGAAAATCCAGATACGAATATCGACAATCCCATCAGTGCTAATACCGGATTAAACGATCCTCTTTTTGGTCTGATAGAAAATAAGGCTCAAGATGATCGTCGATATTATGATCCAGCGCCGAATCTTTTGAGCGATTCTCAGTTTACGAATGTCGAATGTAACTGGAGCAAAGAGGGTCGAATTTTTATTCGGGATGTCGATCCGATACCACTTTCCATCCTGGCTGTTATTCCGGCTGGACTGACAGCCGCTAAAGTTCCTTACTCGCAAAGGGTCTAATGGGCGATACTGGCGCGATGACAGCAGCGCAAAGCAAGTCGCTATTGAATTTTTCAATGGCGACAAGCGCGATTGCTCCCATTGTTTCGACAATCCAAGAAGTTAGTGCGATCAAGGCTCAGAGTAGTTATGCCCAGACCATCGCCAGAACTAATGCAGCTCTTGGAAAACTGAAAGCAGCTCAAGCAATTCAGGCCGGCGATGTGGCTGCGGCGCGCCGTGAAATGGTTACCAAAGGGCAAGCCGGGGCTTTTAAGGCGACGGCCGGCGGTTCTGGAATTGATGTTAATCGAGGCTCTACGGCCGCGATTGTGTCCGAGATAAAAACTGCCGGAGCAATAGACGCATTGACGATAAAAAATAACGCAGCGCGCGCAGCCTGGGGTCACGAAACACAGGCGATGGAAGATACTTTTCAGGGCCAAATGGTACGACTGACATCGAGAGTGAAGGCCCAGCAATCTATCGCTACAGGCGGATTGCAAGCCGTGTCAGGTCCGCTTTCTATTTATGGAAACTATCTCAAGTGGAGTAGGTATATGGGTGGCGGTTCTGGCGGGCCTGGAATTGCGATGCCGTGGTCTAGCGGCTCTTCTCCGTCTAGAAGTTCAAGTCAAGACGATTTTTTAACGGGTTAGCATGGCGATCATAATTCCCCAGGAAGCCGATCAACCTATTCAAACGCCAAGACTTCAAGTGTCTGCCGATGAGACGACATTTGGAGGCGGTCCCGGCGCTGCTGCTCAAGCGGATCAAGTAAGCAAGATCGCAGCGGCTACGGCCGACATCGCTACTTTTGAGAAACTGCGCGCTGACCAAACCGCTGTTGAGGAAGCCCAGGCCAAGATGTCCGCCGCCCATGAGGACATTCTCTATAACCCGGAAACCGGAGTTTTAGGATCCAAGGGAACAGAGGCCCTTGTATCTCAACAAGAAGGTCGTAAGCGTTTCGAGGACTCTGCCAAAAAAATTTCCCAGTCTCTGCATGGCGCTCAACAAGTGGGGTCATTTCAGAAATGGGTCCAGTCGCAAGCTGTAAATTTCAACAAAGTAACGATGGTTCATGTCGATCAACAACTGACCGAGCATGATAAACAATCGCTTACCGAACTCATTAAAAATCAGAGCTCTTTAGCGGCTCTCGGCCATGGTGATCCCGATATTGTGCGGTCGGCTTTTTCTACCGTTGATGACAATATCGATCATTTCGTGAAGCGTAATCGATTGGATGAAGATTCAGCCCAAGAGTTGCGCGCTGCTACGCATGGGAAAATGCACACGGACGTTGTTGCTCAGATGCTGAAGCAAGGATTTTCAGAGGAAGCAGATGCCTACTTTAAGGCAAATAAATCCGACATCAGCCCCCAATTTCAGGAGAAAATTTCCGATGCGATTCTTGAGGGGAATGTCCGCACTCAATCAACAAGGGCCGCGAATGACATATGGCAAAAAACTGATGGCAATTTGACGGAGGCTTTTAAGGCCGCCGACAAGATAGAAAATCTTAACGTTCAGGAGATGACGCGCGCGCGCCTAAGAGAACTGCAAAGGGATAAAGTAGATGGTCAAGAAGCAATCCAAAATGATTTTTATCAAAGTGCTTTCCGCCAAATTCAAGCGGCCGAGAGGAAGGGAACACCGATCGATATTCAAACGGCCGTTGATCCGGCTACGTGGATTGGCATGGACGCCGCAAACCGGGAAAAAATAAAACGCCTTGTCTTGAATGATACGACAGACGCTCAGAAATACACTACTTTCACCTTAATGACGCCCGAGGAAAAGAAGGCCATTACGCCCGCTGAACTACAACAAGACTGGTTGCCATATATCGCTCCCAAAGATCGTTCGCGGGTAATGAACGATTGGACAAAGGCGCGCGCCAGTAACGTCGATGCGAGTCTTACCCATGACCAAAATAAATTGATTGCAGATTCGGCGAAATCGATTGGCGTTGGCGGACTCAATGCGTCAAAAGATCCGAGAAAACTGAAGGGCGATAATGCACAGGCATTTCACGATTTCAATATAGCGGCGCAAGATGCGATTTTGAACTTTGAAAAAACAAAGCTCGGCGGAACGCGAAAAGCATCTGCCGAGGAAGTCCAGTCCGTTCTGGATGGATTAGTGCTTAAGCGTATCGGTCAGCACAGTTTATTCGGATTCAAATTTGGCGGCAAGGATGTCCCGGTGCTGTCCAACGCTACGCCATTCGATCAAATTCCGCGCCAGGATCGCTTGGACCTCATAGATTACGCACGTAAGGCTGGTGTTCAGGATCCGACCAATGAGCAAGTCGAACAGGCTTATTTCTATGCTCAGAGCGGCGATCTTACCAGGGCGCGAAACGTTTTGAGGCGTAAATAGTGGGCGCTCTTTTAGACCAACTCTCCGATACTTCTGATGAGCAGAAATCTCAAGGCCAACTCGGACAGCTTTTAAACCAAGACGAATCTGAGCCGGCGCGCGCATCGATTCGACTCTCCAAAGACATCAAGCCGGATCAGGCTGCAAAAGTATTGGACCTCTCGGATCAGACCGGGTTTCCCACAGATTTTGTATCTCGGAACGTAGAATCACTTGAGCGCCAACGCACTCAGGAAGTCGTCACGCCAAAATTCACAGACGACCATCCGATCGTGTCATCATGGCTGGGGCGGGATCCGCATCACGCAGCTTTGGCCCTTTCCGACATTCCTATTCTTGGCACGATGGAACGACAGTTTTCCTACCTCTCAAATCAGGCCGAGCGCGGCTTCTATGATCTTCATAATTCGTATCTAAAAATGAAGGAATATTCTGGCATAGCAACGCCAGATGATATCCGAGCTCGCCAACAGATCGAGAAGCGATTGCAGTTTGATTTGAACAAAGAAGCGCCGGGAACCATATCGAAGCTCTTTGGCAAGGCAGTTGAGACTGGACCCCAAATAGTTGGCATTACGGCCTTGTCGGCGCTTGGCGCGCAGATGAGTATTCCGGCCGGTCTTACGGCTGGTGTCAGTTTTGCGGCAATGGCTGCCGGCGACGCCTATACGGACTACCGGGACCGCGGGATACCCGAAGGCGAGGCTAGAAACTGGGCAACGGCGGTTGGCGTTATCAATGGTGTTGCGGCTGGTTATGGCGCCAACGTTATTGAGAAGATCCCTGGCTTGCGACTTTTGACAAAAGAATCGATCGCTTCCAATCCGGCCATGAGAACAGCACTTGCTAAATATATTGTCGGCATTGGCGAGTCCGGCATAACCATGGGAAGTTTTAGTGGTATCCAGAGTCTTGTTCAAAATGGCCTTGGGAATGTCGCGCAGATACCCCCTGACGCATCACCCGCTGCGATTCTAGGCACTATTTTCAGTAAAGAGAACATCCGGAAGGCCGCAGAGGCCGCGGGCGGCGGATTGGTCACAGGATTTATGGTCGGCGGCGGTTTGGGAGCCTGGGGCATATGGAAAGATTTCGGTCGTTCTAATGAAGCTTTGAACACGGAAAAAGCCTGGAATAACGTTGGAACTATTCTTCAAAACGCCAAAATACAAGAAATGGCGCCAGAGCAAGTTCAGAAATTGGTCAAGCAAATGACCAAGGATGGTCAGGTCTATGTCCCGCTCGAGCATTGGCAAACGTATTGGGAAGGCCAAAAGCTTGATCCGCGCAAGGTTTTTGAGAGCTTGACCGGCAATACAGCGTCTTATGACGAGTCAATGCGTACTGGCGCCGATATCCAGGTTCCGATGTCAGATTACGCGAAAATTGCCGCATCGGAAGAACATTCAAAGCAATTTAACGAAGTGATTCGTAATTCTCCTGATGCCATGAATTCCAAAGAGGCAAAGGATTTTTTGGGCCAAAAGACCCCTGAACAAGAAGCTTCTGAAAAAATAGCTGGTGAAATCTCTCCGCAGGAAAATGTTCCACGCGGAACAATCCAAGAAGAAAATACCCAAAAGAACCAAGTTGAACAGCAGTTAGCAGCTACCGAATCGGAACTCGGTCACAAGCCACTTTTTGAAGATCTCAAATCTGTTGGCATGTCTGATGAGCAAGCGGCGCGTTATTCTCAAGCCATTGAAAAGGCCCGCGGCGCCGCCCAGGAGGATTTGACGCGCCGGATGACAGATATCGCTTTGCGAAAAAAGACAGCCGAATATCGGGAAGAACGCCGGCAAGTAGAGCAAGAAGTTACTCAAGAAATTGATGGAAGAAAAGATCAAATCGCATTGACAGCATTGCAAAAAGGAGTTCTTCCTAACGATACCGAATTCCCAATAAAACTGTCGAAAGAAGCTATTAAGCGTGATTTTCCTGAAGTCGACACCTCTAAATTGCCGCGCGGCATATCTGTAGGAAAGCAAAGGGCGACTTCCGATGAGGTCATGTCATATGCGGAAGAATTGAGAAAAAGCGATATAACACGGCATGAATATGATATCCGTAGCTATGGCATTTTCCGCGAAGTCATTGGCAAGGGAATTTCTCTCCGGGGAAGCGAAGATTTAGCCAACGAATACAAAACGTTTGAGGCTTGGAAAAAGAATAAGTCTGGCCGGCCGCTCGATGAGGTGATTGATGAATTACGCGATCGCGGCGTTATTGGAGAAAACCAGGATCCAATCCAGGCGATTCGTGACATAAAAGCTCCTAAAAAGCCCGGAGCTGTTTCAAATTACCTTGAGCGCGCGCGTTATGATCTTGAGAAGGAGCGCGCTGATATGGAGGGCGCGCATCCGGATCAGGTAGCGCCATTGCTCGGTTATCAATCAGGGTCACATCTTTTACATGACTTAACAACTATGCCGAAGCGCGAGGAGTTGATCGCTAGCGAAATCGACAGGCGCATGGTTGAGCGCCGGCCGGACATAACTTCGGCTACAAATTTACCGGAAGAAACAATAAAAGCTCTTCACAATGAACACCGCGCAAAACTATTGCGCGCCGAGCTGGAACATCTGGCTTCCCAAGATTTTGCTGTTACAAAAGGGCTTATTCGCGCGATTGCCCGCAGAGTGCCTTCAAATGAAGAGGTTCGCATGGAGGCCGATAGTTTAATTGGCAACCGGACCTACAATGCTCTAAATCAAAATCTTTACTTGACGGCTGAGCGTATGGCTCGCAATGAGGCGGCAAACTTTTTCACCCAGGGAAATTTTGAGAAAGCTTTTGAGGCCAAGCAGAGAGAGCTTTTGAATTTTGAGATGTTTCGCGCTGCACAAAAGGCTAAAGAGACAATCGATAAAGGCTTGGATTTCCAACGCGCTTTCGATAAAAAATCTGTTCGTGATCGCTTGGCCCAGGCTTCTCGTGGTGGCGGAGAATGGCTGGATCAAATCGATGCGTTTCGAGAGCGTTTCGACTTCCGAAAATCTGTGAGTATGGAAGAGGCTATGAACCGAAAGAGCCTCCTCGAATTTATCGAACAACAAAAGCGAACTGGCAATCCGCTGGATCTACCGCAAGACATCTCTAACCCTGATTATCGACCATCGTGGAAAAGCATGACTGTCGACCAGCTTTACGATGTTTTTGGGACTCTTAAGCAGATGAAAACCATGGCCTATAACGAGGGCCGGATGCTGGCCGATGAACGTCAGCGGTCATTTAATGAAGTGAAAGAAACGGTTTTTCAGGGATTAGAGAAGCATTTCGGTCCTCCGAAACCGCCAAAATGGGATTTCCACCCTGATTTTAAGGACTGGGGTGCAGATAAGATTTCCTGGTTCAATTCCTGGCGAACGCGGCCGGAGTTCTTTTTTCGCTGGATGGATGGCGGAGAGTATCACGGTCCCGTCTGGGAAACATTTATGAAGCCGATGAACGATGCGGAGAATTTCAAAACACAGCATCAGCGCGTCGCTGTTGAGAAACTCAACGAAATATTTAACGACTACTCCGTTCCTGAACGCGCGAAATTTTATTCGAAATTAGACTTCGTTCCTGAAATTCAAAAATCCATGAACAAGATGGAAATGATGATGACCGTCTTGCATTGGGGCAATGACGGTAATCGTTCAGAATTGATGCGCGGTTATGGGTGGAATGAAGCCCAGGTCCGCGCAATCTGGAATCATCTCGACGCCAAGGATTTTAAGGCCATAAATAAAATTTGGGAATTGATTGAATCGTTCTGGCCACAAATCAAGCAACAGGAAATTGACCTCAAGGGCGTTGTGCCTGAGAAGGTCGATGCTTCTCCATTCAAAGTAACTGCTAGGGATGGCAAAGAAATCGCTATGGCCGGCGGGTATTTCCCATTGATCTATGACAGAAAAATTGGATGGAAGGCGGGTAATTTTAACGAATCAGAGGACGTGAACGCTCTGTTCGGAACAAATGCTGGCAGAGCAATGACCAAGCATGGATGGACCAAAGAGCGTGTTGGCGGCGGAGGATTGCCGCCCTCTTTGCAGATGACGACTCTGATGAACCACGTCTCCGATGTGATCCATGATCTCTCTTATAGAAAGCCCATTATCGATTTGTACAAGATGATTAACGATCCGGATGTCCGCGATCGTATAAGTTCCGCGGCTGGCAAAAATATGTATGAACAGCTCAATCCATGGTTGAAACGTACAGCCGGCGATCGACCGTGGGCACCCATGGGTCCGCTTGAGGCTCTTTCAAAATTGCAACAAGGGATGACTATGGCGGAACTCGGCTTCAATTTTGCTGCCGCTTTAAACGACATCCCATCTTATATAACCGCTTCACGCTCTCTTGGTCCGAAATATGCTTTAAGCGGATTGCGCGACTCTGCAAATATTTTTAAAGCCTGGGAATTCGTCAAAGAGAATTCTGAATTTATGAGAGCGCGTCCGGATAATTTTGATCGCGACTGGAGGGCGACTGGCAGAAATCTGAATATTGCTGGCGTTGCTCCCGGTCCATTGAGCTATATCGAAACCATGAGCCCCATAAAGAGAGCCACTTTCAAGGCTGTTTCTCAGGCAACCGATCTTTGCGTGGCTATTCCAACGTGGCTTGGAGCTTATAGAAAAGCTTTGGAAGGCGATGTAAAAAATGTTCCGGAAAACAATCATCAAATGGCGGTGGAGTACGCTGATAATTTGGTTCGAGATATCAAAGGTTCCGGCGCTGCGAAAGACATGGCGGCGATACAGTCTGCTGGTGGTCAGCTCGGGCGTCTCTTTACGATGTTCTATAGTCAGGTAAACGTAATCGATAATCAGTTAATGATGGCTGGTCGTCAGGCCGCCATAGATAAAGATATTCCCAAGTTTGTCGCAACAATGATGGCGGTTTGGTTTATTCCTGGTCCACTGGTTGAATCCATTATGGGCCACACTAAAAAAGAGGATGAGAGTACTCCGGAATGGCTGGCTAAGACGGAATTGCTTTACCCATTGCGAATGGTTCCGGGCTTAAGAGAATTTGCAAATTATCTGGAAAATAAAAAAGCCGTTGAGATTACTCCAGTCAATAGGGCCGTGGAAACCATTTTTAAAACAGCCGGCAACATCCTTGGAAGCACCCCTGGAATTAAAGAACTTGTTGGAGAAAAAGAGGAATGGAAGGATAGCGATTACCGCGATGCTGTTATGGCGACAGGCTATCTGACTGGTTTACCAACAAGACAACCGCTTAAAACCATGTCTTACCTTCACGATTGGATGAATGGTGACGAGCAACCCGATTCCCTTGGTGAAGGTATTTACCGCGCGATGGTAGGAAGGAAGCGTAGGGGTTGAAAAAAGTACGAATTAACGATATCCTAGTTGAAATAAGCCGTCAGTCATGGGCCGTGCAGGGCTTCTTCTGCGCGGTTTTTTATTTATGACTCTCGCCGTCGCCACTCCGGTCGTCAGTTATGTCGGGACTGGGACATCCAATGCCTTCCCATTCTCTTTTCCGGTTTTTTCTTCCAGCCATCTTGTAGTCTCAATTCGATCCGCTGATTTATCGACAAACTATGTCCTCACTCTAAACACAGATTTTACGGTTTCGGGTTTGTCGCCAAACGGAAGCCCAGCACTTCCCGGTACGATCACTCTTGTCAACAGTGGTCAAGCATGGCTTAGTGGAGGATTCCTTATAACTGGATACACCATTACCATTCAGCGCCTTGTGCCGCTTTCGCAAAATTTATCAGTACGGAATCAGGGAAGTTTTTATCCCGCAAATCTGGAAGATGCCTATGACTACATCACCATGATTTTGCAGCAACTAAATGTTCCAAATCAAAATCCTGTCTATACCGACATTGTTACTGGCGCCACTTATCAAATAGTTTTTGTTGATGGCGTTTTATCTAGCCAAAGGCTTACATGAAGAAATTACTTTTTGCCATGGTCGCTCTCTTCGGATTGTCGGTGCGATCGGAAGCTTTCCCCATTGTCGGATATGTTCAAATTACCACTGGTGCTGTACAGTCTGGCGGGTTTAGCACTCAGACAGGAAAAGTCCAGAGCCTTACCGTTAGCGGTTTATCGCCGAATCAATGTGTCCAGACAACGACTGGCGGCCTTCTGGCTACTACTGGCGCGCAATGCAGCGCTGGAGGAGGAGGGGGCGCTTCGAGCCTCAATATTTCCAGCGGTTCCGCCTCTGTTCCTATAACGATTAGTTCTCCCACTGTAAAAGTAATTGTCGATTCCAATACTTTCGTCGGATCGCTTGTTAATGCCGCCACGGTTTTTCTTACGCTGAATCCATCTAGCGCGACGCTGCAAGGCAACACATTTAATTCAAGCAATCAGTTAGTCAAGCTCGATTCTTCGAGCCGTCTGCCGGCGCCAAATGGAATCACTCTGGCTGCTGTTGCCGGTCTTTCCGCATCTACGTTTACTTTCACTGGAGATACAAATAGCTGGATGTTCGGGAAAAACGGATCCATCTATGGCGGTCCAACAGCCGGTAATCAGACGGGCCAATTTCAAACTTGTTTTGGGAATAACGTTTGCGCCAATCCCGGTGTATCAAACATAGGAATTGGTTTTTTTGCGCTGTCGAGCACTTCTGGTTCCAGTGGAAACGATATTGCAATCGGGGAACAAGCTTTAGGCCAATCGAGTCTTTCTGCTGGCGAAAACATTGCCATAGGTCACAATGCTATGGCTAGCGGCATTGGGCCGAGCATGGCAAACAATGTTGCTATTGGTCAGGGCGCTCTCCGGCACTTAGCAAGTTATGGAGAGTGCGTTGCTATCGGGCAAAATGCCTTAACTGCCAATACCAGCGGATTTGAGAACATTGCTATCGGCATCAATTCTCTGACAGCTAATACTACTGGCTGGAGGAATATAGCCGTTGGTAATTTTTCCTTAACCAATAACGTTTCGGGAATTTCTAATACAGCAGTTGGAGATCAGGCCGGTGGCAATGTTACAAATGCCGCAACCATTCCTAATCCAGCATCTCAGACCATGACTTTTTTGGGCTCTCAGACCGGGGTCATTTCTTCGCAGACTGTATTGAATGATGGCATGGCATTGGGAAATCTAGCGCGCGTGGGATGTTCTGATTGTGCTTCACTCGGAAACGCTACCCTTACAGGCAATTATCGAGTTGGTATAGGCACCACTACGCCGGCTGCAAATTTGACAGTTATAGGGAATAGCCAGCAGTTCACGATGGCTGTTGGAACTTCCACAAGTGGTCCTTTTCTTCTATCCGTTTCATCTTCTGGCCCGGTTGCCATAGCTGGTGCAACAACGATTCAGGGCGCTGTTCCTCTTTTATCGACATCTACGCTTCAATCTGGAACCACATTTTTTGTTTCCAGTGGTACGGTTTCAGGATCATTTTTGGTGACAGGAAATTCTGTTCTTGGCGGAATTGTTGACACTGCTCACTTTAACACGCGCGGATCAGTTCCCAGTCTTTCTTCCTGTGGCGCTACTCCCGCAATAACTACTGGATCTACTGATGTCTCGGGGCAAATAACGGAAGGGACTGGTAGCCCAACTGGGTGTACGGTAACATTTGCGAGCGCCTGGACAAATGCTCCATTCTGCGTTGTTCAGACGACATCAACTGTTACCACGGCAACAGTTTCTTCGACTACGAACTCGCAATTTTCTATCACGACATCTGTGCCGATTCCATCGAACACGATCACGTATCATTGCATTGGAAGAGATTAGGAGGTAGCATGAAAAAAATAGCGTTGCTGTCATTGGTTGTTTTTCTGGTTTCCGCGATGCAAGTCTTGGCCGCAAAAGATAAAGGCGAACAAGGGCATCCATCGAAACAAAAGACAAGCACATACGAATAAATTTGGCGAGGACTCGCCATAAAAAGGAGACTTAAATGAAAAAGTGGTTCGCGCTGTTTGGTTTGCTGTTGGGATTGTCGTCTATGGTTTATGCCGGTACGCCCCAAGAAAACTTCTATGTTGGTCAGGCGCCGCTATCGAATACGAGCCTCTGGACAAGCACGGCTTCGACGAACGCAAGCTCCAACTTGACGCTGGCTGTTGCGCCCGCGGCTGGTGCTGGGGCTACTGCCAGTCAATGCCGCGTCTGTGCGACAAAGTTCATCATCCAGATTCCAACGACTACTGTTGTGAGCATTTTGGATGGTGGAACCACCAACTACACAATCTTTGGTGTTGGGCTTGGAACGAGCAGTGTGAGCACGCTTGTTCTTCCAGAAGATCATCTCGGCCCGCTCTGTGCATCTACCGGAAATACCATGAATATCAACTTGGTTAATACCGCCGGCCTATCAACCACTCCGCAAGCCTTTAACTTTGAAGGCTATACGACTTGTGGCGGTACAGCGAACAAGGGGCCGATGCAATAAATAAACGATCCCTGGGAGAATAAAATGAAGAAATTCATCGCAAGGTTTATCTTGATCGCGGGATGTGCGGTTTTCTGGTTTCCTTTAACCGCGTATTCCGCTGGACCGATAAATCCTTCGTATACCTATCAGGTGGCGGTAAGTTCGATAACGACGGCGGTTGTAACTGTGTCGACGACTGTTGGCACTAAAATGGACAATCCGCAGTTGTCGAATCGCGCTGTCATTGAAATCGATAATATCGATTCAACGGCGAATTTGTGGTGCTTGCCAGTAAGCAGCTCTACGCCGGTCGCATTATCGACGACATCTGGTAGAAAAATTCTCCCAGGGAGTTCGTGGATTCTCAATCTGTTTGACACTTTATACACGGTGAGTTATTCGTCAATAACGAACACGACTACAAACGTGGCTGTTACGGCGAATCTCTGGTGTATATCGGACGGCGGAGCATCTACGAAAGCTGCTGTGACCCAGGCATATTAAAATGAAAAAATCACTTATCGCACTTCTTCTTTTTCCGTCTTTTGTTTTTGCGGATAGCAGCCTCATTGGTGGAACTGGGGGCGGGGGTAGTGCCGGTGGTGGGTCGACAAATGGATCGATCGTCGCTTCTCCGACAAATCAGGTCCCGCGATACTCTGGTGCTGGATCCACTACAACCCTTACCGGAGCCGCAAATCTCACAAATGATGGAACCACGGTGGCGGTTATTGGAAGTGGCGGCCTTACGACTACTTTTGGCGTGTCGGCCGGAAGTATTACGGTTTCCACAAACAGCACCATCGCGGGTTCGACATTCACGTTTCAGAACAACGGGCTCTTAAAGATAGGTCAGATCAACTGGTTTGATGGGACAATACAGGTATCGAGTCCTTCCGCAAGTGGATCTAATTTACTTCCAAGCACGAATACCTGGACCGGCGGTAATACCCATACCTCATCCACAACGTTTAATGGCGCGGTTGTAATTTCTACGAGCATCAACGCTGGCGGACAAGGAACCAGCGGTCAATTTCTGAAGTCCAATGGACCCGGCGCCGCGGTGAGCTGGGGCACGGCTTCAGGATCTGGCGATGCGGTCCTGGCTGCGACGCAGACCTTTACCGGCCAGAACAACTGGACCACGCCGGCGATCAGCACTTTCTCTTTTGGTCTAGCCGTTGGGAGTTTGACTATTACCGGCTCCGGAACTACCGGAGCGTCATGGCAAGCCAAGCAGGGGACTGGTCCTTCGAGTACGCCGCAAACCGGCTATAGCACGATGTGGGCGGATTCTTCGAGTGGGACCCTCGTATTTGTTGATGGAACCTCTGTTGCGACGACGACTGTGGTTGGGACTACAAGCACCATCACAGTGGGGAATTTTGTCAAGTATGGAGCTCTGGGGAAATTGATTGATGGCGGATCATCTTCTGGCGGAACGCCCGGAGGTTCGTCGCCTCAATGGCAATATAATCAGAGTGGTTCTTTTGCTGGTGTTGCTCCCGTAACGATCAACCAAGCAAGTATCACGCTTTCTTCTACGCATACCATTGTGCTGGCATCGGCTACTGCTGGAGGAAGCACGTACACACTTCCCGCGGCTTCTAACACAGGTCAGATTTTGCAGATCACAAAGGTCGACGCAACGACCAATACGATCACGGTAGTTTCCGCGGGAACCGATCTTATAGCGGGAACCACCGCAACGCTTATTCTCAACGCGATTGGTCAAACAGACGAGATAACGGCTGGCGCTTCGGGATGGTGGCCGCATGGTCAAGGGCTTCAGGTTACGCCCGCAAGGATAAGCCTTCCGAATATGACGGAATCAAATGGATTCCAGGTTGGCTCGTCAAGTAGTATGCTTGCAATTCCTATTCAAATTCCAGTTCCTGTAGCCGTTACGGGATTTGCCTGGGCAGCCGGTGCAGCCAACACGGTTGCGTTTGGAATAAACGATCGGAATGGAAATGTGCTTGTCAGCACCAATGGAATTGTGCAAGCAGGAAGTGGTACTCTCCAGGCAACGTTTACGCCTAAAAATCTTCCTCCGGGGCAATATTACGTTACAGTTCTCATCAAGGAAACAACTGCTAACACAATGGATGGTGGTAGTAATAATAACAGCGGCGGCATCCTTGGATGTAGCATCCAGCAATTTGGTGGTGCCACTACAATTCAATCTTTTACCCCGCCGATGGCCGCGGTTTGTTCGTCTGTTCCGGCAGTTCAAGTCTTAGTTTCCGGAGGAAATTCGCAAACGTTTAAATGATCCATGAAGAAACTAGCCTCAGTTTTAATCGTTTTGCTGGCTCAATATTCATGGGCCGTTCCTCCAGTTGTTACTCCTTCCACTCCAACTGTTTATGTGAGCTCATGTACAACTCTTACCTCTAATCAAAATGTCACATTCAGCCTTACTTCCGGAAGCACCGGAACGTTAACAGGCGCAACAGCCAACACGGTGTCGTATTGCGCCCCGGGTCCCCTTGTCGCCAAAAACGTTTGGCTGGGATGCCCGCAGGGTCCCCAGGATTCCGTATATAACACGCGGATCGATGCTTTGCCTGTTCAGGTCAGCAGCACCAATTACTTGCGAGCCCAAGCAGGGAGCGCCAACATCGCACTAGAAGTCGATTTGCCGGAAAATCGTTACACTACGGCAACCGCTTCAACCAGTTTGATCTTCGCCAATTCCGGCATCAACGGATATTACAAGACCCTACCTTTCCCAGATATGCGCGTGGAGAACGGCTTTTTTACGGACTCTCAGAGAGTCGATCAGCACATCTTGGGCATGATTACCGACACCTGTCAGGCCTCTGAACTCTACAAGCTCTATCCCATTGGCTATGTGGGCTCAGGATCTTGCTCCATATGTAATTCCGGATCAGGCGTTGTTTATCCCAATGACTACATGATGCCGCAGGGTGTGGATGCCGCCGGGATGCCGATAGCGCGCCTCGCGCTTCGGTACAGCGAATTGAGGGATTGCATTAACTCGGGTGGCGCAAAGCCCATCAAGCACGCTCTAAGAATGACGGCTTCTATTGGCATCCTTTCTAACCACCACATCTGGCCCGCTGTAGCAGAGGCCACTGATGGCGGACAACTTCCATTTGGAGCAAGGGGAAGATTGGTTTCTACATTCACGGTGACGGGCTCCATGGGCGCTCAGTGCATCCAGACCGCGCTTAAAAATTACGGATTTTTTTTCAATGATGGCGGCATCAACGGGCACATCCAATCGATGCAAGATGTGGTTGCCGATTCCGACACATTCGTGATGGTCACTCAGGAGCTTTTGGGGATTTCGACTCTAAAACTAAATAATGTTGATATCGTTGACGAATCAAGCCTGATGATTAATTCTCTGAGCAGCCAGGTCAACCCTACCAATGGATTTGTAACGCCCGAAAGCTTTGCGTTTGTTATCGCCTCTAATACGGCAACGCATGAATTTTCCACGATGACTGTTATCGTGCAGCCAGTGACGATCGGAACGGCCCAGCGCACGGGCTATTCCTTTATGGCCGGGACTCCGGCGCAGCAACTTGATGTCTGGGTAAATGGTTCTACGGATACAGTGTTTACGTGTTCGATGAGCCCTACGGTTGGGAGTCTGACTTCAGGAGGTTCTTACACAGCGCCGACCTCTGTGGTATCCAGGTCCAGTACAACTGTGACCTGTTCATCACGCATGGATTCCAATACATCGGTGTCATTTCCGGTGGTGGTTTATTCCAGTAGTGCAATCCGCGAAAGGCTTAGTACGGTGACGTTCGCGGATTACGGACCAGATGTAAATGGTAACACTTGGTTTTCTGACTACTCTTCTCTCTATCGATTTCAGGGCAGCGCGAACTGTGATTTCACAGGAGATCCCTGGTCAGGCGTGACAGATGCTGATCTCTATAAACATTGCGAGTACGTTAACAGTGGATCGGGCGATCAATACTATCGGTTCTTTGTTCCGAACGGAACATATCGGATTCAGCTTCGTTATGCCATTGGTGGCGGTAGCCCTTTCACATCTGGCACATGGCAGGAAGCCATTGACTCCCAGGGCTCAGTCTTTTCTTCCAGTCCATCTACGACTACGCTGGCCGGAGATGGCCCCTGGACACAGCAGGGCATTACAGGAAAGTATTTTGATCTTTGCACTCTTATTCCAGGGTGCGCCCAGCAGACCCCAGCTTCTATCACGTTCAGTAAAACAGTCACAAATAATCAACTTTATTTTTCGATCCGGCATCTGGCTCCGGTTGTCGTTAGCCAACCCGCAAGCGTTTTAACCGCTTTTTCGATCGAGGCATCTACAGCTTCTTTTTCATCAGTGAATTTTGGACAACAATCAATGTTTGGAACTGGGTCATTTAAATGAACGACGACCACAGACGGCGACTCACCGATAGCGGGGTGCTGCGCTGGATACCCCTGTGGCCTGTGTTTACTGGCCTTGTCATGGCTTGCGTGGCGGTGGGGGGATACATCGCGACCATCAAGTACATCGCCCTGGACAACAAGATGCTTCACGACGATCTGAAGAGCATCCACCAGTGGATCAACTTGAGAGAGTCCTGGGAATCCGACAAGAGCGGAATATTGGAAAAGATCGTCGCGATTCAGGAGAGCCAGGAGAAGCGCATGAAACGCTTGGAGGATCATGAAGATGAAAACCGATCCTGGTTCAAGCACAGACCGTGACCGGAAGTGGCCGATTGATAAGTTATGCCCGAGGTGTCTGCTTATGGACATCAAGAGTCAATGTGAGGCCCAGAAGTGGTATGACGGAGCATTTCGATTGACATGCTCGAGCGCATCCTGTTCCTGGTCGCAAGAGTCCGACGCGGACTGGAGCTTAGGACAGCCTATACGGGGTACCAAGGAATGATTGAAAACCAGAAGTTAACCGAACACTACACGCTCTACGATTTGACCCGAACCGATCATGCCGATCTCCTGGAAGCTAACCGGCATGTCACAACCGATCAGGTCATCAAGCTAATCCAAGTCGCAGAACTCTTCGAGACGGCCTGGCAGCTCCTCAATGTGCCGATCCTGATTTCAAGCGGGTACCGGTGCCCGGCGCTCAATGCCGCCGTGGGCTCTTCGATGCGGAGCCAACATCTATTGTGTGAGGCCGGAGACGGCGTTCCCAAGGGTATGCCAGTCGATGAGGCGTTTCGCATACTCCGGGCCCGGTCCAAAGAGGGGAAGATCAGGTTCGGTCAGATGATCTGGGAGAAGCAAAACCGGGGGTATGCCAATGGTGCAGTTGAGTGGATACACCTCTCGCTCGGATTCCCGTACAGAACCTCTGAGCGTTGCGGCCAGATCCTGACCATGGTAGACGGTCATTACGATCTCGTGGAGACGGTATGACGGGGTTTCCGTGGACCTGGAAGGCCCTGCGTGACTGGTTCTTGGAACCTGTGATGAAGAGACTCGACGCTATTGAAACCGATATTCAGGTGATTCGCGGCAGGGATAAACCCGATGTTTGAAGAGGTGTTTCGCATTATCTTTGACCGGCGGCACATCAAGGACATCCGGATCTGGGTGCTTATTATCCTGGTCATGGCCGAGGTCGCGTCGTTCTGGTGCTATGACAAGTACCGCTTGCAGCCCGTTCTGGACCGCCAGGAGCGCCAGGGCCTCAGAATCAGGCAGATCATTAAAGTAGGCCGGTTTCGAGAGAAAATCGACGCACTAAGACCAGAGGACACGCCACGCCGTGAACATCGTTCACCGCTGGATTGAGGAATGGAGGGTACTTCGTATGTTAGGCAAGATCGTGGACTTCTTCGACGGTAAGAAACAAATGATCGCTTCCGCCGGTGCGGCACTAGTCGCGACCGGAACGATCTGCATCAACTTCTCACAGCAGGGCATGGGATATCTACTGCACCTGGCGAGTACGCCAGAATTCACGGCGGCAAGCATCGGGTGGGTGGGATTCTTCAATGCCCTGAAAGGCGAGAAGATCAGAAACGAAATCGCGGCGGCAACCCCGCCAAAGGAGATCAATCAATGAAACTTCGGAGCCCGTTGTTCGTTATCATCGTTGCTGTCATGGCGCTGTTCGCCATTGTCATGGAAGCCAGTCAGGCTCATGCACAACCTCTGGTATGGCAGACAGAGTATGGAACGTTTAACTTCAACCTTGCCACCACTGAGACAGGTCTAGGCTATGACGCGATCAATAAAAAGACCGTCGCCATCGCTTCGGTGCCTGTCTATACGTTGCCGCACGACATCCTGGCGCTTCAGTTCGGCGTTGATGGAGCATGGCCCACTGGTCCAGCGAACCTGATCGAACCCTATGTCGCGGCCGGCCACGACATTCTGAGAGAGATTCCAGTGTTTGCGGATTACAAAAGCGCACATCTGAATGTCTTTGGGCGACTGGATACCACTAACGGAAGGCCTGGGGTCGGTATTTCTGGGACCTATGCTTTTGGTGGGACTGTTGAGCCTGAACAACCTTTGGCTTCGGCAGCGCCTGTCATGTCGATAACATCGCGCTTGAGTCTGATTCAGGGTTCATATATCTAATCAGCCTTAAACCGTTCATCTAATACTCTTTGAATATCGCATCGCCTACGGATGCGTGATTTTGAGAAAAGAATCCGCTTCTTTTTTCGACGAGGTGGTTTATAGTCTTTTCTTAATTCCAGTGGACCAAGGAGAGAGGAATATTTTTTAGGTTTCGATTTCACTTGATACACCCCACTGATCCACGATTCCAAAAGCGCCGAGAAGCCTGTTATCGGGACGCCAGTACCGATTCTTATATTTTTTCCACCATATCCTGAACTCTTTTGAGTCTTTGTGGGAATTTGGTCGGCGTGGTCTTTTTTGTTTCTTTTTTTTTGGTCTAAACCATGGTGCAGACATACGACAAGATTACTCCCTCCGTCGACGACTTTTACTATAGCGTTGGCCCTGATCGGTTGCTCGGCGCCTTCCACCGATAGTTCGCGGCTTTCTACTGCCACTGCCGCAGGGCCAAACCTTTAGGCGACGTGAGTGCCTTCAACCTGTCGAGCCTCACGGTCTCTTGTGCGCTTATCAAGCCACAAGAGGGCTTCTTCGAGCTTCGTGATGGCGATAGCGTTCTCACGGCATTTGAATTTCCCGCCATTGACTATCTGGTAAAACTCGATGCGTTGCAGGGCTGCTGAAATCACAGTCTCAACGAAAGCGCCATTGGGCTCCTTGCGATCCTCGCCGCGGCCGAGCGGTCCGTTTTGCCATTCGATACTCAGGCCAACCCCATGGACAAAGCCACCGGCAGGGTTATCGTTCTCATCAACTTTGTTTTCTACGAGACAGTCTTTAATCGCGTTCATTTGTTCTCCTTTTTTCTCTATTTGGTCTCAAAATCATTCGATGGGTGTGGCCAGTCCTGCCCCGGCTACTGGCGAACAGTTACGGAGAAACACGCCAGTCGCTTTCGCTCGGTAATGGGCCGATCTCCGTTTTCGTGCGTGTCATCTCGCCACGCCGCACACCCATCGAAATTGCGGGGATGGTAGGGAATTTCACCCATTCGTCTTTTGGCTGCCGCAACACCAAGACATCTATGCGCCTTTACGCTCATCCCCAAAATAGAGGGTGCTGGAGTGGCCCGCCTTTCCGTCAATCCTGCGGCGGCTTGGACAAGAGAGTCACTCCTGCCGTCGGCGACGAACCCCGATTCCAGCCAGTTTAACCAGCACCCAAAATCCATCTCGTTCATTTAGAGGCGGCTATTTCTTCGTCAATAATCTGCATTTGTTCATGGACGACTTCCGTCAGGATTTGAAGCACTTGCCTTTCGAGATGGAGCTTTATCATTCTCCGCCTATTGTCTTTCGAGTAAGTCCCAAATCCAACTTCTGTTCCCGTTAAATCACTCATCCCCGCCGCCTTTCTGGGCTATTTCTCTACAGCAGTTTCTTTTGCTTTCGCAGACGCTACGCTTAATTTTGATTTGTGGTAGGACAAATTCTTTTCAGCATCTTTGATACACCTGCGATGATAAGAGGCGTTCCATGCCCAAGACTTAGTATCTTTTTCTTTTCGCAAAAGTCTTTCTTTTTCAGCATCTTCAGCCTCTTTAACCAATAGCTTGCATCGCTCTACGGCTTCTTCTTCTGTTAGGAATACATCCTTCTCATCAAATGAATAATACCCGCCTGTAAAAGAACTCACTCGATATTTCGTATTTTCTCTGGTTTCCTCTATGCCATCGATTGCCGCGTTAATGACAAAGGCTTTGAATTTGTATTCCGTAATCGTTCCTGTAGCTCCCATATAACCAAGCCCACAACCACCGCAATCAATCGATATTTGCTCATCGTTCGCCAGAATCATTCTGATTCGACGAGTCCCGTCACAATCAGGACAAGTGGTTTTAATTTCCTCTTGCCCGGCTCTTGCATACCAGCATTTATCGCCAATCTTGAATTTCATCCCAACCACCTTTCTAATTGATCCCCGTAGAGCGGCGCGTGATGTTCGATTTTCTTCTAGAGCCGTTGCGGGGAAATCTATCCATCATTTAGCTTGAATTTTCCGCTTAAAATCATCAATCGTTATAGAGTCCATAGGAGTGCCTGTCGTCGATCCATATTTCAGTTGCTCCCGCCTTTCCCGGCTGTCATTCAGCGCGTTCGCGAGGTCTTTCAGGAATTCAGCGCATTTTAGCTCCGGAGGACACGTGTACATCGTGATGGCCGTTCGCGCATTTGGTTCCGCTGATTCATACTCATGAGTTTTGAGATAAGCATCTTCATTGCCTTCAAATCCCGTCGAAACAACCACGTAATACGGCAACACAAACAACCACTTTCTTGGGTTCATTTCGATCTCCTTTTCATATTCCTATCCAAAATCTTGAGGAAGAACGTGGCTTCCCAGGTGCTCACGTCATGGCCCTCGTCTCTGAGCCGCTGCAAGCGCATCCGGATGTCCTCGACTCGGGCTTTCTCTGCTTTGGTGAGGGTCATCGATCCTTCCAAAAGATCCACACGCCGATTATTCCGATGA